CCCCGCCAAGTCATGGAGATCTTGTACAGTTGGGAAATTGAGATAATGCAGAGCATCTACCCCAATCCCATAGCCGTTGCACTTGCGTGCATCGTAGACGGCCTGTAGTGTGATAGCGCAGAGTAGGCCGCGCCAACCGATAGCGACCTCGTCGTCAGTTGAAGATAATCGGGTCGCTTTCATCATCGCTCACCCCCGTCGCAACTTTGAGCGCGATATCGGTCTCGCGACTGAGTTTCGCCACTGCGGCGAGTAGTGCGGCGTCGGCGACTTGGCAAATCGCCAGGCATCGGCGGAAGAGCCTGGTTGCATCAAGATTTAGATCGGACAGCAATGCAATGGCGTCCGCTTTCTCGTGCTCAAGCATTGTCAGAAGCGCATTTGCCTCTCCCTGTTCGGGCGTTGTCGTTTCAAGCGTTGTCGTTTTAGGCATTGTCGGAAGTCCTTTTTTGTTACAAAATTGTCAGCAAAACAACAAAAGCGAAAGTCCAGAAACAGCGCATTGTCATGTATACTGGTTTACCGGGCTTCGCTTTTCTCCGCTACAATCCGGCTATCTCGATTTTTCCCCTTTCCCTATAACCCAGGAGGCACCCGTGATCCATGAAATTCGTTTTGATGTAGATTCCCCATCCCTGCGCGCTGAGCAGTTAGACAGGCTCATTGATGCTTATCTTGCTGACCGCAAGCGCAAGGTTCAGCCTGTCACCGTTAGAGGCTATCGGTTTAAGCTTCGGCCTTTTGTTCGTTGGTGGTCAGAAGTCGGGCCAGCACGCCACTGGCTCTTATCGGCAGATGACTTGGCCGAGTATGAGCAGTGGCTCACTGCTACCGGCTGGGGCTACGGCAGTCGTCATGATGCAATCAAGCGCTTACGTCAGTTTTTTAGCTGGGCGCAGCGGGCCGGTTATGTATCCGTCGATTTTTCGATCTACGTGCCAAAGGTCAGAGGATCGGCGCCGGTGCGTTTGCCGTTGTCGCTGGGCGACTTGGCCGCCATGCTGCAAGCCTGCTGGCGGATGGCCTACCCGATTCGGAATCGGGCAATCATTGCGCTCTTGGCAGGCACCGGACTACGGCGCGAAGAAGCAGCGTCAGTGCAGATTGAGTCTATGACGCTCTTTGCAGATGGCGCGGGTTATCTGTATCCGCAGGTCACAAAGGGCGACAAACCGCGCTTTGTGGCGTTCGATGCAGATACCGGCGCATACCTTCGCCAGTGGTCAGATTTGTTGGGTGTGGATTCTGGGCCTTTGTTTCCGTCACGGAAAAAGGGTAGTGCGCTTTCGCCGGATGGATTGTACAAGGTTGTGACAGACGCGGCCTTGTTGGCCGGTGTCGATGTGGAGACCCACGATCTTCGGCGTCTTTTTGCAACTACGTGGGCAAAGACGCTTCGGAGTGAGAGTTACAATCGGCTGCTACAGGTGCAAATGGGTCATGCAAGTTACAGCACAACCGTAATCTACACCTTGCAGAGCGTTGACGATGTGTTGGATGCTTTGCGTAGCGCCCCGGTCAGCCCCATCGCGCAGTTAAAAGCGCGATAGCTTTTGGACGTTCCCGTTCGAGTCGGGATAGGGGCACCACTTTCAGACGGCGTTCAGGTCGCCAACACAATCCGGCCTGAACGTCAGAAATCATTCAGTCTTTACAGCTATAGGCGATCTGCCCGAGGCTTCACCCGCCGACCATCGGCCGGTACTGACGGTTACTAGTTCGGTCGCCCTATCGGTTGTTAAAGTGCTTTCGCTGCCTGGGGTTGCTCTGTCGGAAGTCCGCCCCAGGCAGCGCTATTTCTGCTGCTCGACTGCGTTCCAGTTTAATCGAATTCCGTTGCGTTCGGCGTATTGCTCAAGTGAATCGCTGTGTACCCGAAAGCGGGTTTTTGATCCTTCAAGGCGATCAAACTGCAATTCGCCTCTATCGCAAAGCCTACGCACCGTATCGCGACTAACCTGCAGCACCGCAGCAGCTTCACCGGTTGAGAGATTCTGCATTTTCGTTATCCCCTGTTGCTGCACTTGCGTTACTTGCTGCGTTTGCAGCATATCATACCGCCCGCCGCCTTGTCAAGCCCCAATTATCGCGTTTTGTTACAAATCCGTCAGATTACAGAGGTTGACAGGTCTAATGTTATATGATATGGTGACATCGTGCTGACGCTCGGGAGTCGGTACAATAGAAAAGGCCGCTTGGTTCACTGTCGGAAGTCCACCAAGCGGCCTTTTCGCGTCCTATGTGGACGGGAGTCGGTAGCGTTGCCAAAAGAGCGACGCCGTGTAGATTAATTATCGGCAAAATTGCTTAGATCCTTCGATCAAAATCGGAAATTCGTCCGAAATTGACCGCGGCGTCGGCTCCCGTTGGGACAATCGTTACCAGATCGTCCCGGCAATTCATGATCGCACGCTCCACAAAGACCGGCGTGATCCGGTTCGTGTGGCCTACCGTTGGCGGCACATCGGCCAGATCAACCCATTGCCCAGCGCAGAGACGACCGTGCGCCAGTGGGGAGCCAACGCGGTTGTAGAGTTGCCGATCTGGGCCAAAGATAATTTTTGGCTCAACGGTCCCCCGGTCGGGTTGCTCCCAGACGCGTAGATAGAGTTCATCCGTCACCCGCGCTAGTAGTCGCCGCCCATTGCTCGTACCGCTGCGCAGAAGTGCCAGTAATTCATCCTTGGCCGTTGTGGTGCCGTCGCGATACTGCCAGCTATCCACCCCAGACGCATCGACCAGATCCACACCCTCTAGGAACTGCCCCGCCACCGTGACCAGGTCGGTGATTTGCGCCGTCGTCTCCTGCGTGCCTTTGATGCGGAACATCAGATCGGCGTCCGGTGCACGATCTACCCAGCTTGCCCCGTCCCACAATTTGAGCGCGCCCCCGCTGTAGCTCAGATCGCCGTCCAGGTCAATGACAAAATAGTCTTGATAGTCATCCGCGCCGGTGTGCGAGATTACTAGCCAGTAGGCCGTGCCATCGGCCAGGGCGACGCTACTGGAGAGGCTAACGGTCTGCCAATCCATGTAAAGCGGAATGTCACTCATGCTGATGGTTCCCGATCCCAGTAGCGAACCAACCGCGCCGGCGCTATCGGCATGAATGGCGCATTGCAGTTCGTCGGAAGAGAGAATGCCACTGCCATTGATTCGCTTGACGCGGATCTCAATTTCACCAGCGTTCCAGGTGCCAATCTGCGTCCACTTCTGCGCGATCTTCTGGCCTACGGTGGTGATCGTGACGCTGCTACCAGGTGCCTCCGCCGTCAACGCGCTGGCTACGGTGAGGGCATTCCCGCGGGCCACGGTCACGCTTGCGCCAGCCGCTTCCGTGACGATGCTTGAGGGCGCCAGGGTGCAATGCTCCCCGCCAACGCTCTTGATGCGGTAAGTGCCGTTGTTGGATGCCGAGCCGGTGACGGTCATGTAATCATCCCGGTCAAGGAAGTTTAGGCGCTCTGCACTATCGTGAATGTCATCGGTTGGATCGAAACTGATCGTGGTCGCCGTATAGCTTCGTGCCGTCTTTGTTGCGCCGCTGTCCACGGTGTAGCTACCGTTGTTGCTTGTCGAGCCGGTGACCCTGATCCGGCTACCGCGCGCAAAACTGGACATACGCCCCGTCAAGTCGCTGATCCGCCCACTGGCAGCAAAGCCAATCGTGCTAGCCGTCAGCCCTTGGCCAAGGATCTGCTGATCGCCGCCCAATGCCCCCGTTCGGTCAAAGTCGTTGGCAATCAAGCCATTTGGTTGCCGGTAGTTGATCCAGTCCAGCGTATCCATATAGCCGCGACAAAGCAGGGTTGCCGGTGGCGTGTTGACATCGCTGGGCTTATAGGCTGGCAACGGGAAGGCTAGATCGGTCAGCAATGCGTCTCGGTGCGCTTCCGCTTGGGTCGATGAGACTTGTCGCAGGCGCGCCAACTGCTCTTTGGTGCCATAGGTCAGGATGCTATCGGCATCTTCGGCGTAGGCCGTGTTGGTGCGCAGAATCACGCCGGCATCGTTGCGGATCTCGTAGCGGACCGCCACCCGATTGACCATATTGTCGAGTGAAAGCCCCACTTGTAGCCCAACCCCCAGCGCGATCCGCACTTCGCACACCTTGCCCCACCAGACGGGGAAGGCGTCGCGGTTGAGGATGCGCACGCGTCGCCCCAGGTAGCGCAGCAAGGGCCAAAGGCTGGGCAGTTCGCCGGTTACGGCGATAGCGGCAGCTTGTGGGCCTCCCTCGGCGGTTTCATCGTACCAGAGCGGTAAGGCCGTGGCCCCGGTCGGCATGTTGACTTCGTTGGTTCCCGGCCCGTTGTCAAAGGTCACGCTGTAGTTCATACGGTCAACCTCCGCGGGCGGTAGTAGGCGCGCACGGACAAGGAGCCATCGACCGGCGCCGTAACATCCAGGTTGTAAAGGATATAAAGCCGGTTGGTGCGCCCAGGGATCAGCATCAACGGTCCACCCCGGTAGCTGTAGATCGCATTGCCGCCAGCGTAGACCACCCCGCCAATGCAGTCGATGTTGATTTCGCCATTGTTGGCGATGGTATTACCCAATTGGTTGACCTGCATGTAACTGTCCAAAGCAGTCAACTGAATAAAATCAACGTCAAAGTTAGCTGTGCCATTATAGCGGAGATTGAGATTGAGCCGGTGATCTTGCCAGCTATCGAACTCGCCACCCGCGGGCATGGGCAGATCGCCCAAGTCGATCAGCTTCCGCCCAGAGTCTGGTAAGCGCACCTCGTCACCGGATTCTAGTTCAATCAAACCAGTAGCATCAGCCACCGCTGGGCGCACATAGACCCCGCTGGTGTAGTCAAAGAAGCGCGCCAGGATGCGGAAGCGTCGGCCTTTGGAGCGTTGCATGGTGAGCGTTGGCAACGTCCATTTGTTGGCCCCAGAAGTAGTAAAGCTGTAGTTGTAGTACGATCCCCCGCTGTTTCCCGCCGCCACCGTTGATGCGCCACCACCGAAAACCGCCGCTTCACCCTCTAGAATGTGGGTAATGTTAGCCGGGTCGCTGATGGCGTTGACGGCCAGATAAAACGTGCGATAACCCTGCGCGCTGCCACTCGTGTTTTTGAGGACAAGCCGCACCGGTGCCGGGATGACGCCGGGAAGTTGCGCCGCCGCGATCTGTGCGTAATTGCCTCTGGGGGTGCTATCGGTCGAATTGTGGATCGTTATGCCACCAGTCGCCGGAGAAGCGTTGGCAACGCTGGAAAGCTGCAATTCTCGCTCGGATGCCTCAAAGTACGCCCAGCGCCGGACGCGAATCGTTACCCTGATCCCTGTGTTGTGCCACTCGCCCAAGTGGACAGGATCGGCGGTGAGATGACCAGACAGCACGCGAGATCGCCAGAAATCAGCCTCCCCCGCCACCGCCGCAGAGAGGTAAACCGTTTGGCGTCCCTGTGTGGCATCGGCTAACAGTGTCTCAATGCCCCCCACAAGCGTTTGCAGCGCCCCCCCCGTGTCCTCCTTGAGAACGGCCGTAATCGTGGAGTTGGCCCAGCCACGCGGATCGTATTCGGTCTCGAATTTCTCCACCACCGAATCACCAGACGGCCAGTCGGTGCCGAGCGTAATAACGAGCGAATCGCCGTAGATAGTCAATTCTGTCGCCATGTTACAGCCCTATTCTCGACCAAGAGGGATTCACAAAGCTGCCTTGGTTGTGGCGGATGCCGGCCAGCCGCTGATCCGCCAGGTCGCGGAAATAGCCAATGGCTTTCTCTAGTGCCTTGGTCATCACGGTGATGTCTTGGTATTGCTCATGGGCAAGGGTGCGCGATGTTTCCACAGTTGGTACATCTTCAACAGTGGTGATGGTTGGCACATCTTCCACGGTGGTAACGGTCGGCACATCATCCACGGTCGTGACGGTCGGCACATCGTCCACGGTCGTGACGGTCGGGTGGTCAGTCGTGACCGTCTGCACCGGAATCGGCGGAAACTGATTGCTGTTGGCTGAAGTAGTAACAACCGTGTCGCCGGTGGTGACAGTGGTTGTCCGGTCGCCACTGGAGACAGTGGTCGTCCGGTCGCCACTGGTGACAGTGGTTGTCCGGTCGCCACTGCTCACGGTTGTGGTTCTATCGCCGCTGGTGGCTATGGTTACTTCGTCATCCTGCGTCATGATCAGAACGGAGTTCTCCGATAGCTGCCGCAGGCGCAGGAGGCAAGCGTAATAGGCCCCCAACGTGGTTACAACTCGCGCATGAACATCGTTGACCGAGGTTGCCGCCGCGCTGTCCAGATTCTGGATCGTCCACAGTCGCCGGTAGATGACTTGGATCAACTCGCCCGCGGTCGGCTCGTCATGGGTTTCCAGGATGGCGATCCCATGCTCTTTCATGCGGAAAGACACCGCCCAATCGGTTGGATCGGTGCGATCTGTCTCGTAGGGCCACGCCAGGCGCTCAATGCTGTAGAGATCGGGCACATCATCGCCAATGTTCTGCTCATAGCCGTTGATGGCGATAAAGGTCACCTCCACCGTTGGCCCGCGCTCGCAGAATTCCTGCAGGGCATTGCGTAGCGCCTCGTCAAGCATCGCCGTTGTCCAGCGCGTCGAATCGACGGCGGTCGCCAGCATGTTGCTTAGGTTTGTCCGGTAGTCAGTTAGTGCAAGTGGCATCTATCCCCCTTACCCGTGCATGATGTACTCTAGCGAAATGGTGAGCTCAAAAACGCCAATGTTGCCGCCCGCTACGACATCAATATAGATATTGCTGCCCGATACATAGCTGCCCACCGCAACCCCGCCGCTGTAGTTGATTGTCGGCGAAAAGATCTGGTAAGTGACGAACGTTCCCGCATTTAAGGCGAATAGTGCAACCGTTTTTCCGGCGTTCATGTACGCGTTGATATCGATCGAGAAGCCACCAGACCGAGAGAGGGTAATAATTGCATTCGTGAAGATTACCCCAGGCGGAACCGCAAAAGTCAGCGTCCGAGTTCCTGCCCCAGACATAGAGGCGAAATCTTTGAGCCGCAACACATTCTTAGGATAAGTTATCGGCACAATGTTTTGATCTGCAATATCAGTACGATTCAGTAGTGGCCCCACCACACCACCACACCGCTCGTAGAACACTTTCCACGCCTGCCCATTGTAGATCGGGCGGCTAACGGTGGGCAGCGTGCGGCAATCACGAAACGTGAGAAAGCCAGAGTAAAAGAAGTGGCTTAGGCTCATCACGCCAGTGAAATCGCAGTTATCGATCACAATCCGCATTCCGTCCGTTGTGCTAATAATGGTCTCACTACTATCAGGCGCGCCGGCCATATTGCTGCAATTGCGGAATGTGACCACCGCCGCCGCCGACGAGGTTGAGGAGAGCAGTTTTGGCGCCGTGCTTGCGTCGATGTTTTGATACATTTCCCACTTCACGGTGTCGAAAACAAAGTGACCGTTGCTGGTACCAATGCCCGAATCGGTGCCGGCCAGGGTTAGCGTTTGCTTGGGGTTGATGTAGGAGCCGCCTTGCACGGTCAAGTAGCCACCAGCGACATAGTAAAACACCGATTCGCTAATAAATTCGGCGTCACAGGCGATGAAGTACGTATTCATGGACTGCAAATTGTTGCTGTACCAAACATAGTCACAGTCAAAGAAGTGGCAGCTTGTTATGGTTGTCTCGCTGTGTCCACTGCTGCCGCCAACATTCCATACTCTGGCAAAGCCGCCCTCGACTGCGCACTCTCGCCACACGTTGAAACGGTCGCCATCGCCACCGGATCCCGTCCAGTTGAAACAGTTAGTCGTCCGGTTGCCAGGCGTGCGCCCTTGAATGGCCAGCGCGCCATTGACGTTGACAGCGATAGTTCCCGCCGCAAAGCCAAGGCCCTCAAAGGATGTGAAAAGCATTTGATCGATGCTGAACATGGCGCCAGAGGATGCCGTATGTACCAGCATAGACGACTGCCGTCCAGCACCAACAAAGCGTAGCCCGTTGATGTTGGTCAGGTTGATTTGTCCTGCGATCCTGTAGATGCCGGGGGGGAAGTAGATCGACGCCCCGCCGCGCGGACGGGTATCGTCAGGGTCGTAGCGCTCCCCCTGCCAAATCTTGTTGGCCTTTGAGAAGTCGATGGCCGCCTGAATCGCCGCGGTATCATCGGTCGCGCCGTCGCCGCGTGCGCCGAACTGGGTAACGTCGCTTTGGTTCGCTACCCCACCAGATGCCACCAGGGCGCGCCAGGTCTTTGTGTTGCCCACTTCGGCCCAGATTCTTACCCACTGCCCCCGGCGAAGGATCAGAGAGGTAGCACCATTGATCGTTGTCCCAGCCGGAGCAATGACGACAGAATAGCTACCGTCATCATCAGCCGCAACAACGTAGGCGAGGCTCTGGCTGCTATTGTCAAGTACCGGTAGCGCGATGGCGTGACCTTCTGTCGCTACGCTGTAGCGCAGGGTTTGACCGCGCTGTGAGTAGTCAAGTGTGTAATTAGCCACTTAAAGCGCCGCCTTTCCGCCTGCACCGCGATACTCGTCAACCGAAACACCATGCAGGGCGATCAGCCCGCCCTCGGCGGTTTTACTGTCAATCTGGGTGTTGACATCCGCTGCTTTATGTTTCTTGCCGCGTAGAAAAGCCTTGATCTGCGGCCTGGTCTTTTTAGCGCGCTTAGCCATTAGGTACATCCTCCACAAAAAGACAGTCGGGATTTTCGGCCAGTGCGTCCAATGCTGCCTCACTGGCCCAGATCCGCACCATACAGGTTGGTGTCTGGGGCACTTGACCGATCAGGCTCCACCCGTCGCCCTCCTGTGGGCCATTGGGCGCGATTTGCTCCATGCTCAGTTGCGCGCCCTGGCCTTCGACGAACGGAACGATAAAAATTGCGCTTGCCATTATGCTATGCCCCCGGGAACTGGAACGGAATCACGACGCCGCCCAGCGAAAACTCACTAAATTCGTTGGTGTGCGTACTAAACAAACCGTACCGCGTGTTGCTGATGATACCGGCGTCGGCGACCGTCTGGTCGGTTCCGCGTTGCGTGCCGCTATACCAAAGCTGAAAGGTATTGCCAGACGGTCGCCTGATTTCGATTTGGGCGTTGGCGCTGAAAGCAACCGTCACGCTAACCAGGTTGGTGTAGGTGCCCGCAACGCACTTGTCTAGTTTGACTGTACTGCCATCGTGGTAGGCGATCAGGAAATTAGCTGGGCTACTGGCGCTATCCAGTAGCGAGACAACGCCCGCCTGCGTGCTAGTGGTCAACGCGGCGATTTTGGCCGCTGCGGTCTGGGTGGACGACGCGCCGGCGATGGTGGCGAACAGGCTTGGCAATGAAATTGCTTTAACAGAAAAATCATCCGCAAAATGTTCGTTGGCAGCGCCTGCGGTTGACGCCTGGATACGGATGGCGTTACTGCCGCTGGAAATGGCGCGCACCCCCATACGAATTGGTGTCCATGTACTGATCGGGGTAATTGTCTGTGTGAAGTCGGCGACGGCGCCATTATTCCGTGCAACAGTAATTGCTAGACTCGCTGCATATAGCCAGCCTTCTAGGTGATACCAGACAAATGCGCTCATCGAGAAATTTGCAGATAAAATGCCGTCGCCAATAACATCACTAACCCATCTACGCGAGTATCCACTGCGAACCTGTGCAGAGCTACGCTCGTTGGCCGTTGGTGTGACAAAATTAAACCAACTACTGTCTAATTCCATGTCGCCATTCGTTAGCAACTCACTGCCCAGCGTCGGCACGTTGTACGCGTTGCCGCCGCTCACGGCCCACGTTGCGCCTGCCCAGGGATTGCGTCGTTGGCGGCGCCCAACGCCGCCGAGCAATAGCGGCCCATCGCCAAGAAGTCTATCGATCATCGTAGCACCGTCAGCCAGCAAGTCTTTTCACCAGACACATCGGCATTAAACCAGTATTGATTCAGGTTGCCAGGTAGAACAACGCCCTCGCCGGGGTTGAGCGGAAAGCCGTTGGCGCTGCTCACTGTGTTGCTGCCGTTGTTGCCGACCCAGACCGTATCTGTGTTGTCAGGATGCGCCTTGACAGCCACCCCGGCAACGAATGGTACATCGGGACCTTGCACGGCGGTTCCTGCGGTTGCTACCGTGATTTGTCCACTGTAGATGTTCATAGTAGAAGTTTCTCCCGAATCTGGGCGAGGCCCTTTTCGTTGACACCAGAGACGGCCAGTAAATCATCGTCGGGGGCATTGCGCACGGCCTCTACCGTGGCAAAGCCAGCCTTGGCCAGAGCAGACGCCAAGCGGCTATTGCCAAGCACTTCGGCCAGCGTTGGCGCGACCTGCTTTTCTTCCTGTGGGGGCAGCAGTTCAGCCAGTGCCGCCGACAATTTGATTAGCTCCGTTGCCAGCACGCGCACGGCTGCGACAGCATCAAACTCGCCGCCATTTGCAATTTTGTCGAGCATAACACCTTCCTTCGTCGCTCCGGCGTCATCGGCATTGCGACCGAGTGACGCCGGTAAACATCGTCATTGTTGCCGCTTCCGGAGAAGTTTAGCCCTCCAGGAAATAGAAGACGATTTGGCAATTAGCCGCAGCCGTGCCGCTAGCGCCGTCAAAGTCTAGATCCCAAGCGACAATGTCGCTTTTGGCAAAGCGGTAGGGCTGGTTGGCGGTCGCCAAGGCGCCGTTGTGGTTGGCCGAGGTAAAGAGTGTTGGCGTACCACTATCCCCACAGTCAACGCCATCCAAGATGCCGTCCCGATCCGCCGATGTGCCAACGTCGAGTAAGGCATTGGTTGCCGCACTGTTGGAGATCGAGACTGCTTCCAGGGTTGCCCCAACAGGCAATTTGAACTCACCGCGGGCGTTAGCCGCCAGGGTGCCGTGAAGATGCACTGTCACGGCAAAGCGCATTCCTTGCATTGTCGTATCCTTTCTCAGGAGGTGATCGGCAACCCGATCACCTCGTCATTCGCTCAACTCAAAATTAGACGTTGGATTTGCCGATACCGATGTAGGTAGACACGCCGTAAGCGAACCAATCACGCACCTTAACCGGCAAAGTATCCGAGGTAAACATTAGCCCGCTCGTCTCACTGGTCACGGTGAAGATTTCCGGCATCGGATGGGAGCCGCCACCCTGCGACGCGGCGTAAGCCATGCAGATCGGCGCGTGCAGTTTCGGATCGGTCACCGCTGCCCAATCGTTGGTGTCTGTCCACTCTGGCACAGGGATCGGGACGGGCCGCGGGTCGCCCATGCGGGTCTCGCCGTAGATATTCCCCTCTTGAGCCGTACCCGCGCTCGTTGGGCGGCCAACCATGTCAGCGCCAGCGCCCCAACCGAAGGTGGTCAAAGCGAGGTCAAATAGCTCGATGGGCACCAGGCAGTATTTCGGCCACATGCCCAGCGGGTTCGACGTGCCGGGAACGCTTTGTTCCCAAATCTTTTGGCGCATGGATGCCCAGGCAGCGGCAGAGAAGGCGGTTGTCATGAGGTTGCCGTGATTCGCATGGAAAAGCACCGTGCTATCATCAGCCAGGGTGGGGCCGGTGCCGGTGGCCTGCGTAAAGAGACCGGCAATCGCCGCCGAACGGGTACGCACTGCCGCCAGCGTGAGGGCTTTCGGGATGGCGCGCATCCGTACAATGTCGCTCTTGCGAATCATTTCCAGGGTGACGCCAACGTAGCGCCCGCGCTTGGAAAAGCTCATGCTCTCCTTGCTGTCGCCGGGAGTCGCTTCGGTGTAGGCGGCGCCTTCGCTCACGGTGGGAAGATTGCCCAGGCCATCCACGTAGATCATTTGAATGTCGTGTGTGCTGCCATCGTGTGGAACCACGTCAACGACCTGCTCGAACCAGCGGTAGGTCATCATGTTGTCATAATGCGCGCTGATTGTCTTGTTCAGCGCATTAACAGCCATGCCAGCCATTGCGGTGGTCGTCGCTTCGGCAAACTGCGCTTCTTCGGGGTTGAAGACGCCCCAAAAGTTGGAATCGCCGGTCATGGCGACATACAGGCCGGCCAGATTCCGCATGGATGGCTTGGGCATCGCCACGTTGGCCCCAAACATCCAATCCCAAGCGTTTTGGTAGTAATCGCGCTGAACGATCATATCCCGCTCGGTGATGATCGGCGCCATGCCTTTGACCGCGCTTTGGGTGAAGGCGGAAAGATAAGTGCGTTCGTCCTCAATCGCATCGGCCAGGCCGTCAGGCGTGGCGAAGGTCTGCTTTTTCAGCTTGTCCTGCGCCGCTTTGGGCAAGCCGGAGGCCATCAACATGGCGTCGCGTGCCGAATTCTGTAGCGCCACTGCCCAGGGATTCGGTGCAGCAGCGTCAGGGGTGCCGGTGTGACCAGGTTGGCCAGCATCGGCGGGTGTGGTGGTGGTGGTTTCTTGCTCCACGAGATTAGATCCTTTCTGAATATCGACACCACGAGCGTTAAAGTATTTTTGCGCAACTTCCCAGGCTTTCGCCTGATCGACGCCGTGTCGCGCTAGCATGGCGTCTAACTCTATGAAAGCGGCCTCCGCGGTCTGATTGCTACCCCATAGCGACGAAGAGAAAAGTCCGTCGCGGTTAGCCGCTGGTTCATCTACAACATCGCAGGCGGAAAACTCCTCAAAGCGTAGGTATGGGCGCTTCTGCTGGCTGTTGAGGGGCCGTTGCTCGACCTCCACGCCGGTATCAGGATCGATCCAGGCGTACTTGACCTTGCGCACCACAACCGACAGCCCAAACGACTCTGGATCTTCCTCGGCCAGATCCATAACATATTCGGCTAAGTCGCCTTCGGGTGAGCTTGACGCGCTTTGCGCCAAGTAGAGATCTCCTTTCGCTTTGTCGTCATCCATTCGGAGATCCTTGATCCGCCCAACAAATTTACCCATACCATCCGCGGATAAGCCAGGGTGAGTAAAGCGCGATTTGACTCCCGCCTTTTTCCCGTTACCCTTACTCACAATGGTGGATAGCGTCGTCGCATCAAAGTCAACATCATGGCCCAACGCTTCGCCCATTTGCGCCAGGGAGACGCCACGGATAACCCGCGCTGCTCTGTCCACCGTTGCCGCTCCCTTGGTTGGCAGGGTCTTGAACCGCTCTGTCATGCTCCTTTACTCCCTTCAAGAGTTCATCGAATTCACTGTCTGACACATCCTCACCAACATAGCGAGTGTAAAGGCGCACCGCGTACCGGCGTAGGGCCTCGCTATCGCCCACCATTTGGCCCAGGCCCTGCAAGCTTTGCACCAGATCCACCGCTGCCCCGGCTAACTTCTCGTTATCCACGCTGCTGATATCCGGTGCATGTACGGTAATATCCTGCACCGTCGCCGGTCGGTGGCGGCGATTGCCGACCTCTAGCCAACGGTTATAGGCGGTGACGGTCAGCACGGATAGGATATGGCCGAAATAGCGCTGCCGACGCAACAAGAAGCGCCTGCGTAGCTCATCGGTGTCTTTCCCGGCTTTCATGCCTTCGCCTTCGGCCTCACCCAAGTCACCAAGCGTTGTGCCAGGGCCACCCGCTGTAATCATCCAGCGTACCGCCTTGCCGTCCTCTTTGGCGTCGCGTGCATTCAGATTCGGCGTAACCGCTTCCCACTTCTCCGCGCCCTCCTCGGCGATGATGACGCTGCCCGGCTGCGGCGGTCGTGCGTAGCGTTGCCGCAAATCGCTCATGAGCCGCTGAGGAGCGTAGACAATCCAGACGAAGGCCCGAACAGCAGCATTGAGACGCACCCGATCTTCAAGCCAGCCCGTGTAGCGGCGTAGCCAGGTGAGGATCGGCGCGAGATCGGATTCGCCGCGGATAGCGCCAATTGGGCGATTAACGGCAAAGTGAAGCATCCAGGGTCGTAGGCCATCCGCATCGCTATCATAGGCGGCAATGTTTGCCGGCGAGATCCACCACTTTTCAGGTTCGCCGGGGCCGGTGGTCTCGCGATAGGCTAACTCGGTTTCATAGTCACCGGTTCGCCATTCCACCTGCTCAATCTGGCTGGCCGGAACGGTCCGTACTTCGCTCATGCCATCAGCGCCGGTGAATAGCACCGGGAACAGTTCACCGGCCCGCGCAAGTTCGTCGCTCCATTCATCCAGCCGCAGATCCATGAGGTTGGACGGGTGATACCAGAAGGCGCGAATGAATTTCTCTAGCGGTCCGTACTCGCTGGATAAGGCGATGCCAGGGCCAACCACGTAGGATGTAGTTAGGCCGATCAAGCGCTTGGCAAGCGGGTTGGTGCGCCAGGCCTCGCGCGCGTCGGTTTGATCGGCCAGTAACTCGTGCCAATCCTTGTCTAGCGTCGTGCCGGCTGGGGAGAAAGGCGCGCTCACGCCGTCGCCCTCTTTGCCGACCTGCACCAGCTTGACCTTGGCGAAGGCAGCGAGACCGACAATCAGCCGTTGGTACCAGTTCATTGCGCCAGTTGTAGCAGCCATACAATGGTTCTCCCTAGCGATTCCCCGTCAGTGCCAGCGGCCAGCAGGGCAAAAAAGCCGATGGTCAATAAGCCCAGGATGATGATTGCCCCGGTTTGACCCAGGCGGCCAACAAGCATGTCCATAAAGCGCCCAAGCATATCGGTAAGCCCTCCCTCTTTAGAATGTTCCACGGTCGTATTCTTCCAGCGGATCAGGTGCCGCCACCTCTGTTGACTGCTCCCCAGCGACGTAATTCCATTTGAGACCCGCCAGCGCGAGACAGAAGGCATCTGCGTAGTCGTCATGCAATCCCGTTGGCGCTCGGAGTGTTGACGCTTCGATGCTTGCCAGTTGCAGGCGGGTCTCTTGGTCAGGTATCGACGTAGCCTTTTGCTGAATTACTTCCGCCGCCAGGTCATAGAGAAGTTTTTTGCCCTTGACATTGCTCGACCAACCCGGCTTATCGTCGTAGCCCAGTAGAATGGCCGTTTGACCATTGTCGCGCAATTTTTGAATGGTTGCGTGACCGTGATTATTACGCTCTGGCATACATGGCGCGCTATTGTAATAAGCACTAAGCTGATCGATATATCCCGCGAATACGGAAGGCTCGACCTTCCCGACCAGGATCGCCACGAGGCCCCAGGTCTGAGCGTCCACGACAGTCGCCACAGAATCATCGCTGTTCGGGTTTCCCTCCGCACTATCCGCACCGATACAGTAATGCCTGCTCCCAACGGGCCGGTGAAACACGAGCAAACCAGGAAGTGCCGGCCCCGTTCCGCCGATAGGTTGAATGTCCGTCGAAACGGCTTCGAGCCAGGCGAAGGGGAACCGTTTGTCTTTTTGCAGTGGGGCCAGAGCTTGCTCGACGGTAGCCGGGTACTCTTGGAAAAGATCATCGTCACCATTGCCCATGCTGCGCATATCAGCAGCAATGCGGTCATACCACGCTTGATCCCGGTCTGGTCTCGCTGACCAAGGTAAGAAGATAGGCGAGTAAGCATTTTCCCCCTTCTCTGCCGCCCGAAAAATCTCTTTAAATGCCGACAGCGGACGCTTTTTGTCTACAGTAGAGATAAGAACCATTTGCCCACCAGCGTCGATTGTTGGCTTGACCGCATTTAGAAAGTCGGCCAAGTTGGGCAATAGATCCGACTCATCTATTACTGCAAGGCTCCCCGTGTAGCTGCGTCCACCGGTGGTAGGAAAGGCCATTGCTCTGGAACCGTTCGATAACGCCCACTCATGACTACTATTGACGTTGACGCTTCTGCACTTACACCAGCCCGGCAATCGTTCGTACATGCCCCTAACTCTGCGCAATAGCTCTTTGGCTTCCGTGTCGCGCAAGGAAAACAGCAAGATCGTTGCCGATGGACGAAAAATCATCAGCCAGAGAGCATACCCGATGGTCAGCCAAGTGATCCCAAGCTGCCGCGCCTTGAGGGCGATAAATTGCCGTTCTGTCATCAGCCGCTGCAAAACATCATGCTGAGCGGGCCAAAGGTGAAAGCGCACCCACGCTCGATCATTCGCGTTCTCGATCAACACATAGTTATGCAGAAAGTACGCTGGTGATCTAGAGCATTTCAGCCACTCTACACGGTCTCTGCTTGCGGCGTTGTCTTTTCCCATTCAGCAATTCCCCTTTGAGCCTCTGCCGCTTCGTCGGCGGTAAATTCAAAGCCAAGTTGCGGACTATTGTCGGCCTTGGCCTTGTAATCGCCCATAAGCTCTAGCGCCAACTTGCGATCCTGGTGGCCTTTTTCCGCATCCAGCGCACCGGTGACCAGGGCATCGTAAATGTCGCGACGGTAGGCCAGTAGGGGAGACGCTTGGATCTTCTTGACTTCGGCGTCAATCTCCGGTTGAGCCTCGCGCCACTTGGTGAACATCCGATCTGACTTCAGCCCGATGGCTTGGGCCAAGTCGTTCTGTGTCTTGGGCTTGCGCAGGCGACGCGGTGACGACATCCAGGCGATGTAGGCAGCTATCCGCCAGTTAAACCGCTGGCAAAGCTCTTCATACTCTCCATGCCAATCGTAGTGCTTCAAGGCAGATCGGGCGGATTCCGAACTATCAGAATCTTCTGGGACGTTGTCACTATGCGAATCTTCCGGTAATTCGGGTTGCGACGGCTTGTAGTTGCCTTGTTGGCCTGCATTACGCAAGCGTTTTAGTCGTTTGCTCATAAACTGACTGCATAGAACGGTCTGCGTTAAACGAAAGATGGGCGAGCAATGGTTTTATACCAAAAGAAAATTTTCGTTGCTCTGTGGCTTACCTATTGCGTCATCCGCTGGAAACGGATGTAGAAA